AACCGTTCATGACGGTAGGAGTCTTCGGACCATTCGGTCCACAGACCAAAAATGCGCTCGGTCGATTCCAGAGCGAGAACGGTATCACCGACCCAGACGGACAAGGGACGAACTTCGGACCACAAACAAGGGCGGCCATGAATAAGAAATTATTAGCGATAACCTAAAAAACATATGAATATCATTGGAATTTTATTGCTCTCAACACTTATCGAAGGAACCCTGACCTACATGTTCGGGGAGAATCAACCAACCTCAAGACCATGGCTTAGATACGTATCACTAGCCTTCGGTATCATAGCGGCCATTGCTTATCAGATTGACATCCCAGCCATGACCGGACTCGTAGCAATTAACGCCTACATCGGATACGTGGTATCAGGCCTCATCATCGGACGAGGTGCCAACTACATAAACGACATCTTCGCTTTAATTCAGAAGAAATAATCTCACCAGTCGGAGCCGTGAAAAACGGACTATGACTAAAACAAAAAGAACATTCATTCTCGCCATATCCCTGGCCACCTTACTGACCCTAGGCCACACCGAGCGGGCAGGGACCGAGGAGGAAATCATACCCACAGATAAACCGAAGGTCTACGTTAAGCAGACCGACGAAAGGGAAGAGTGGCTCTCCAAACTTATCATGTGCGAAAGCTCTGGGCGACCAGAAGCCATAAACGAAATAGACCTGGACGGTACACCAAGTTACGGTCTCTTGCAATTCAAGCCAAGCACCTTCGAGCTCTTCTCTAAAGCCTACGGCATAGAGGGAGAACTCATGGACCCGGAAGCCCAGAAAGCGATCGTGCGGAGAATGATGGACGACCCAAGTATCAAATGGGAAAAACAGTTCCCGGCCTGCGTGAGACGACTGGGTAATCCACCAGCCAAGCTTTCAATAGAAGCTTAAAAATGCTAGACTAGGAGAGTCTGGTTTCCTAGAAATAGGGGCTGTGCTCCGACAGTCACCAGACACTCTTTTGGCCTTGTGCCCAAAAGGCTTTCTCGAAAGGGAAGGCCTTTTGTAATGGGAGAAAGGGGGAGCACAAAGGAGCCTACCCCCCCCCACTAGGGGGAGGCACAAATGTTCCTCCCGGGGGAGGCACAAATGCGCCACATATAATAAAGAAGGGGGGGGAGGCACAAATGTTCCTCATATAAGTAATATAGATATATAATAAAAGAGAAATGAATAAGAGGGAGGCAGAAGCCTCCCACCCCAGAGTTATCCACAGGTAGGCGTTAGCACAAAAGGACAACGGATGATATACTAATGGAAGAAAGGTCGGAGCATTTAATAAAACAATTAAAAAAGAGAATGACAAAAACAATCTCAGTGCCGAAATACCCTCGAGTGATGGTGTCCGCCAAAAGACATCAAGCCCTCGCCAAGGAAGCGGCCAAGAAAGGAGTAAGCATCGCGGAACTAGCTGAGGCGAAGTTCAAGATAGCAAAATAGGTCGGGCAATTTATAAAAAGTTTTAATCAAATCGGAGCATGTATAATCAAAACAATGTAGAAGGGAGAAGACCACGAGCGGAGTTCGAAGATCCAAACGAGGGTAAGCTCGCACTCGGGACGTTCATCGTCCTGCTTATTGTTGGTGTCATCATATTCTGGTATAGCGGGAAACTGCTAGTCGCCGGAATTGAATACGCAGAAGCAAAACGAGCGACAGTGGAATGTAACCAGTGGGCTGACGAGGCAAAAGTATATCCAGGTTACTACCTGGCAGGCTGGCAAAAGGAGCAATGCGATACCTATGAAATCGCAGTCGAAGCTCCGGTTCTTTAATCTTAAAAAAAATCATGAACCTAAATCAAGTAACGATCATCGGACGAATGGTACGAGACCCTGAGAAGAAAGCCTTACCGAGTGGAGTATCGGTGGTCAATGTCTCAGTGGCAACTAGCCGAACCTGGAAAGACAAGGACGGCAAAAAGCAAGAGGATGCGGAGTTTCACAACTGCGTAGCCTTCGCTAAGATAGCCGACGTCATGGCTCAGTATCTTAAAAAAGGACAGCTAGTCTGCATCACAGGCCGACTTCAAACACGGACCTGGGAGACAGAAGGCAAGAAAAACTACCGCACTGAAATAGTGGTAGAGCAAATGCAAATGGGACCGAAAGCGGGCAACGCGACAGGAACGTCAGCTAAGCCAGCCGAGGCCTCAAGTGACGGCATCGATTATCCGGTGGAAGCAATAAACCCGGACGACATACCGTTCTAACTTATTAACCAATCCAATAATTTTAATCATAACAATGGAAGACATAGAAATCAGATGTTCGGGGGTAGACAAGAGCACACCTTGTCCATATGGCGCAGTATTTATTCACACCGCGAAGGACCAAGAGTTTTATAAAGAGAAGGGCTTCGATGCCCCAAAGCGATGTCGAGACTGTCGCGAAGCCAAGAAGATGGCAAAAGAGAACCAGGACAATACCAAATTCTCATCCTACGATGGCCGAAAAAACAAAGGTGGATTCGACTCGAGGAGAGGAGGCTACCAGGACACTGAAGAAAGCTACGGAGTATAAAAATAAAACAATGAAGCTATTCAAACATCAAGAAGAAGGAATTGAGTTTCTGAAGAAGACTAAGAAGGCCATCCTCGCTGACGAAATGGGACTGGGTAAAACCAGGCAGGCGATCATGGCCGCAAGAGAAGATGAAGCGAAAGGAATCCTGGTGGTGTGTCCAGCATCTCTCAAGATAAACTGGCAACGCGAAATAGCTCTGATTTATCCTGATGACCAGATCCATACGGTGCAGTCGGGCAAGGAGGAAACTCTACCAACCGCACCGTGGATAGTCATCAACTACGACATGCTCCCAAAATACCGGGAGCAGATACTGAGACTAGTCGCCGAAGGTAAAATAGATACCGGCATCATTGACAAGGCCCACTACATCAAAGGCAAGAAAACCATCAGAGCCACGAACACCCTCGACATCCTAAACGGCGTGCAAAGGGTCTATGCCCTAACAGGAACCCCGATCATGAACAGGCCGATAGAACTCTTCAACCTGCTCAAAGCCATCAAGCACCCACTCGGACGAGAGCGAAGCGTATTCTCCAAGCGCTACTGCGGAGCGTACCTCAAGACCATCATCAAAAAGAACGGCCAGATAATCCGCTTCTTCGATGAAGGCGGAGCTACGCACCTAGAAGAGCTTCGGGAATTCACCAAAGGAAACATCCTGAGACGGCTCAAAAAGAACGTGCTGAACTTGCCAGAGAAAATCATATCGGTCCAGGTGACAGACCTCACCAAAGAGGCGAGAAAGGAATACGATACGGCCTTCGATAATTATGTCGAGTGGCTCACCAATAACCCAGACAACGACAAGGACATTGAAAACATCATGGATGCCCGCCACCTGGTGGAGCTCATGAAGTTAAAGCAAGTCTGCTCGCGAGCCAAGATAGAACGCATAGTCGCGGACATCAGGAACGCCGTCGTCCAGGGCCAGAAGGTAATCGTCTTCAGTCAATTCACCGGCACGATCATGGCCATCAAAGACGAGCTCATGTTATCAAAGAGAGGAACGAGATATGACGACGCTCATGAACCAATACTAGCGGTCACACTGACCGGCTCAGACGACATGAACGCCAGACAAAAAGCAGTAGACTCATTCCAAAAACATGACGACACCAAAGTCTTCATCGCCAACATCAAGGCGGGAGGCGTGGGAATAACACTCACCGCGGCCACCATCGTGATGTTCGCCGACATGGAATGGAGTCCAGAGATACACAGTCAAGCTGAAGACCGAGCCCACCGCATTGGCCAGGAAGGAACCGTGAACGTCTACTACTACATCGCCGAAGGGACGATCGAAGAGGACATCGTGGACATCCTGGAAAGGAAGCGAGCAATCATCAAGGAACTTATGGACGGAGACCCAAGTCATCGCTGGGCCGCTGAAGCACAAAGGATAGCCCACATAGACAATGAAGAAGAGAGAGTCAAAGCTATGGAGAGACTAGAACGAGAGATGACCCTAGACAGGGGGACAGGCCTGTCAATGGCCGCAGAATTCTTAGGTCGAATGAAGGCCAGATTAGATATCCACAGTTAACCGTTAGCATTATATGACAACGCATAGTAAAATAGGAAGCATGAGAAAAACGGTCGATACTCTCAAACAGGAACCGAGCACGGAGCTCTCG